AGTCTTGCAGCAGCTAAAAAGAAATAAGAGGAATTAAGAATGCAAACATCTAACCCAGATGTAAAAGAAAATTTGGAGGCTAACCAGCCAGAATCTCAGGAAGAGGTTAAACCACTTTTCGGTGGTACAGATAGTCAAGGTAAGGAGCGTCTTTTTAACAACACAGAAGAAGCTCAACAATCTTGGCAATCTGCTCAGAACTTTATAAGAGATAAGGTTGATGAGACTAAAACGATGGAAGCTCGAATTCAGGAACTTGAAGCTAAACTTAACCAAAGTACAAAGCTGGAAGACGCTTTATCACAATTAAAAAATAAAGAGGAATCCCCTGTGAACGAATTACAGCCAAGTCAAACCACTGAGACAACCCCTCAGTTGGACGTTGAAACGCTTAAACAGCAACTACTACAAGAAGTTATGGGGTCATTAAGCACTTCCCAACAACAAGAAGTGTTTAGTAAAAACCAAAATGAAAGTATAGGAGCTGCACAAGCGATATATGGAGATTCTTTTGAGGAGAAACTCCGTGAAAGTGCTAAGGACTTAGGTATGTCTGATGAAGACATTATCAAAGAGGCACAAGCTAATCCAAAACGCTTTAAGAAGTTATTTGGTTTAGATAAACAACCCAAAACAACTTATAACCCTAGTAACTCTGTATCTGGTTTTACGCAGAAAAAGGAATCTGGGCTAGACCTATCGCGTGGTTTTAATGACCGTACTCGTGTTAGTACAGCTATAGATAACTATCGTAAGATTGCAGAGAAACAAGGTGTTAAATTAACTTTCTAACTGAGAAAATATTATGTCAAATTTTACTTATGCACAAGTCCCTAACCTAGTTCGTCAAGAGCTATATCAAGTTTCTTTAGAGAAGCAGTTCGATGACTGGTTAGTTGGTCGTCCTTTGTTCGATGACAAAACAGGTATCTTCCCTGATGGTGACACTCTTAATGTTACTTTAACGGCAGATCGTGATGTTACAGACTACACCGAGAATACTCAGATTGCCTATGACGGTATGACTACTTCTCGTAAAGACCTTGCTGTTACTGCATATAAGCAGGACGGTTTCTTTGTAACAGATCGTATGAAGCAAGACGCGCATCAGTCAGAAGCGTTCTATCAAGAGAATGTTCACAAGTCTGGTATTGCTATGGCTACGGATTTGGAAGTTGCTTGTTTAGCTACAGCTAACTCTCAGACCCTTGGTAACAACAACGCTATTGGTGGTGTGCCTCATCGTCTTAAAGGCGGTGGTACTGGTGGTGCTTTAACTATTGAGGACATTATGTTCGTCAAGTACGCTTTCGATAAGGCTTATATCCCTACCGAAAATCGTATGTTAATAGTTACTCCTGAAGCCGAATACGAACTTAATAAACTATTAAACATTACTGAAGTAAGTAATGGTTCTCAGTTTAACTTCGATGTTCAAGGTTTAGTACAAACTGGTTTTGGTGATAAGCTTAACATTGTTCGTAACATTGCTGGTATTAACATTATGGTAAGTCACAACTTGCCAGCAGTTACTGCCGAAGCTCTAGCTAAGAGTGATGGTACTGGTGGCGGTGCAATTACTGGTAAAGGTTGTATTGCAATGTCTATGGCTAATGACACTTCAATGCCGTTTATGGGTGTTATCCGTCAGCGTCCTGAGACTGAATTCTTCCGTAACACTAACCTGAAACGTGATGAATGGTCTGCTACTTGTCGTTATGGCTTCGCGCTTAAACGTCCTGAAGCACTAGTAACTATAGCAACGCCTGTCTAGTCAGTAGGTAGCTTTTAAAAGGGATTCTTAGGAGTCCCTTTCATAAAGTTCCTTGGAGAGAAAAATGAAAAGAACATTATTACAAGTTACACAAGAGTACCTTGATGCGACAAGCGGTTTCTATGTAGACAGTATTTTTGATACGGATGAATCTCAACAAGTAGCTAAAATTGCGGAGCGTGTGTACTACCAAATGGTGCAAGAATACGACAATGTATTGTTCACTATGGATGAGCTAACTCTAGAGTCTTTAGCTGATACAACTCGACCTAACTACATGCTGTTACCTGAAAGGGTTCAGAAGATACAAAGAAGTAAGATATGGTACAATGTATCGAAGGAAGCAGGAGAACTTGACTACAAATTAGTTGGTTACTTACCTCCTCTTGACTTCATTGAATATACTTTGCATTCTAATAAAACAAATTCTATAATAGTGGAAGGTTACAATGATAATAAAATGTCTATCCGTACTAACCAGTTTCCTTCTTATTTTACCTCTTTTGATAATGTTCATGTTGTATTCGATTCTTATAATAACGAATTCGATACTACCCTTCAAGCAAGTAAGACCAGATTTGTAGCTTCACAAGAAAAAGTATTCTTACAAGAAGATTCTTTTGCAATACCAATTCCGAATCATCTGTCTGAAACTTTCTTAGATATGTTTCTTAATGAAGCACTTACTTTAGTTCACCAACAACCTATTGGCATGATTGCTCAAAGAGCGAGAGTCAAGAAAATAAAACTCCAACAAGACAACCGTACACTAGGTCAAAGCGAAAGCAAACCTAAATACGGAAGAAGAGGTTTAAGTGGGAGTTACGTACCAAGAGGTCATGGCGGATAATGGATACTGATTACAAATTAATTTTTGATGGGTTTTATAGATGGAGTCGTAGTGGCAAAGTTGCTGAAGCATTAAGTGGATGCTTTATTAGAAAGAGTGAAGCAGCTAGAGCTTGGGAGCTTTATCAGTTAAGTAAAAAAGCACCTGAGTCCTCTGTTGATAAAAGTGCAGATTTAGAGAGTTTAATTTCTAAAGCGGACTTATTGAAGTGGGCAGAAGCAAATGGCTTGGAAGTTCCATCTAAACATAAACAACCTAGTGCCATTAAGAAGTTTTTAATGGGTGGATATAAGGATTAAAGATGCCTAGAGCTTCAGGTCAAAAAGATTACCTTTCTTTAATTAAAGGTTTGAATACAGAGTCCTCTGCTTTAACTTTTCCTGAAGGATTTACAGCAGGTGAATTAAATTTTGTAATTAACAAAGATGGCTTAATTCGTAAAAGACGATTAGGATTTGAAGAGCTAGTAACTCCTTTTGTTGTTACTGGTGGATTTGCTGCTGTAGAAAACGTGTTCTATTGGAGAGGCCCATCTTTAGTATGCCTTACAGTTACAGACGACACCCCGCAAACAAAACTGCGTTTTCATGCAGTAGATGATGACTTTACATTTATAGCAGAACTTGCAATTTCTTCTGCTGTAGTAAAAACACAAATAGCTGAGACTACTAACTACCTTGTCATTACTACAGACCAAGGTACGAATCCTATTATGTGTGAGTACAAAGAACTTACAAAGGAAATTTTTGTTAGTAGTATTAAAGTAAATGTACGTGACTTTGAATTAGTGGATGATGGGTTAGAAATATCTGAGAATCCTTCTAGTCTTTCAAACAACCATAAATACAATCTATTTAATGCTGATTGGCATCTTACAAGAGCTGATGTGGAAGACAATAAAATAGAAAAACTAGTGACTACAGCTTTCAAAGATTACACAAATGCTGAGGCAGGAGAAGGAGGTAATGGTTACTATCCGAGTAATGCACAAGTAGCGTCTATTGGAGTTATTATAGATGAAACTGGTGATACAGTGTTCTCAGCTAAAGATGTTGAGGGAGCTAACTTTGGTAACAGTAAAGCAGGAAGAGGTCACTATGTTTATGATATTAATAATTTTGACAGAACTTCTAAGTTAAGTTCTCCCGAAGATGATGGTGCGCCAAGCACAACACTTGTCCCTATAGGTACTATAAACTTCGCAGGAACTCCTACATATAGTCCAGATGAGCCTGATGTTATAGACCCTACTGACCCTAACACTCCTTCTGGTGGTGGTGGTGTTCCTCCTTACAAGCCACCCTATGATGAATTTTTAGATCCAGAATAATGATATTAAAAGAAAGAGGAGGAGACTATGGCAGTAGATAACCCAAAAAAGAACTTTAAGAACCCTACTTCCTGTGCTAGTGCATTTGGGAGATTCTTTTACGCTGTAGACAGTATGGTGTACTTCACTCAAGTTTTAGAAACTGACAACGACGCAGGGAGATGTTACCAACAGAATGACCCTACTAGTAGTGAGTTCCCTGATTTATTAGATACAGATGGAGGAGTTATAGAGCTAGAAGATACTCAGCGCATTAAAGCTATGCAATCTTATAGTTCAGGTGTTCTTATTTTTGCTGGTAATGGTGTGTGGTATATCTACAACCCTGATGGAGGATTTAAAGCTACATCTTTTAATGTAGAAAAGATTACAGAAAGAGGAATAGATAGCTCTAAGAGTATTGTAGTAGCCGATAACAGTGTTTATTACTTTTCCAATAACGGTATTATGCAGTTGTCTGTAAATCAGTTTAAAGGTGTGGATGCTGTTGATATAACAGAAACAACAATCCGTTCTTACTACTTGTCTACTCTTGCAGGAGAAGGCGCACAAGGTGTGTATAATTCTGGTACAAAACAATGTGAGTGGTGGCTACCTAAGACACAGGGAGAAGGTTTAGTTCTAGATACTACTATAGGAGCATTCTATCCTCAGAAACAGTCTAGTGCCTCATACAAACTCCGTATGCCATTTACTATAGCTAATGCTTTGTACTACCCTAATTCTCTTCAGACTGATACTAATGTTACGTACTCCTTCTCTTCTAGAGGGAATCGTGTATTTAAAGATTTTGGTACAGACCAAAAAGCTTATCTTGTAACAGGATATGAAACACTTGGTAAGTTTTCTAATAAGAAAGCTGTGTCACAAGCTAAAGTATTTTTTAGAAAGACAGAAACAACTATAACAGGGTACGGTACAGATAGTTATGTATTTGATTACCCTAGTGGTTGCTTGTTTCAAGCTCGTTGGGACTTTGATAAGAGTGCAGCATACGGTAAGTACACAGGTGTATTAAATAACGTAGGAAGAGGTCAAGCTATGCAGTTATACAAGCCAATGCAAAGAGGCTTTATACCAGATGCTTATCCTTATGTATTTGATACAGGCGAGAGTCTTATTTCTAAGAAATTCAATATTCGTGGTAATGGGGATGCTGTTCAATTTGTATTCCAAGCAGAGCCAGAAAAAGATATGCAACTCTTAGGGTACTCAGTAGGTTATACAATGAGAGGTAGAATGTGATTGTAGATATTTTAGAAAAAGATTCTATACAACACCCTTGTCTATACAAAGATTCTAATTTTTCTGTATACATTGAGGATAGCTCAATGGGGTGGGTAGTTCATTGTCTTGTTCAAAAATGGAAGCTTTCTGTGTATAGAGATATGCTTAATGTTTTTTACATTCTAATTGACCAAGCCCCTCGAAATGAACTTTATGCTTTTAGTAACAATAAAAAACTTACTAAGTTTGGTAGTTTATTTGGTATGGATGTAATAGATGAAATGTACACAAGTAATGGTCAATTTAAAGGAGAACTATTATGCTTGACCCTGTAACAACAGCTTTAGTAATAGCAGGTACTGCGACAGCAGGGAGTATTGTGACGGGAGAGAAGTCTCGTAAAGCGCAACGGAAAGCTTCTCGTAACCAAGAGGGTGTGAGGAGAGCGCAGCAAGCTAGAGAGCAAATGGCAGCAGTACGACAACAACGTATAGCTCAAGCACAGATAGTTCAAGGAGCAGCTACTGGAGGGACATTACAGAGTAGTGCAGCTCAAGGTGGGTACAGTTCCGTAGGCTCTCTTACAGCAGGGAATATGCAGTTCTCAAATCAAATGGATTTCTTTCAAACTCGTATAGCACAGAATATGAGTAAAGCTAATCAATATGCAGGGCAAGCTTCTATGTTTAGTAGTGGAGCTAATCTAGCAATGATGGGGAGTAGTATGGCTCCTAATAAGACTACAGCGCCAACAACTAATGGTATCAGTAATAGCCAGTTTGTAGAAGGTGTACGTGTAAGTGATATTAACGCTGGTGGTACTGGGAGTATGTGGAAGTGATTCAGGTAGGAACTAATTTAGGTACAGTGGAGTCACGACCTGAAGCATCAGATAACAGAGCTACGGCTATAGCTAAGGCTAAGGATTTAAAAGCTAAAGGCTATACATTAGATGATATTCGTAAAGCTGGTTCTCTAGAGAATGAGCTTATATCTGATAAACCAACTACAGAGGCAGGTAATAGTACATTAAGTAGATTTAATCCCGAAGCTGTTAAGGCTTTAGAAACAGCATTTGAAGAACTTGAGATGCAAGAGGGAGAGAAAGGTGCTGTACGTGGAGCTAGTGGTGAGCCGATAGAAGGTGGGAAGGTATGGGAGCAAAGAGAAGCTGATGTTGTTGTAGATAGGAATGTAGAGAAGTTCTCAGGTGGTCTTTTTGAGGAAGTTCCTGATTTTGACTTTGCAGCTCTATTCAGTAACGAGGTAATCGTTGATACCACCATGAGTAAGTTAGGCTCTTCTGAGATGTCTATGTTACTTTCACCTCTTTTAGAGAGGGGGAGGGAGGAGTTAGCTTCTGAGTTCGAGTCTGGGGATACAACCTCAACAACCGAAGCTACAGCTTTGTTATCTAACTCGAAGCAAAAGCAAGAGATTATACGTATCGAGAAAGAAGTAGATGCTGCGCAATCCCCTTGGGATGTAGCTAGTATTTTACAACAGGCAGCGGATGCTCCTCGCAAGCCTATCTCAATGGTGGACTTTAGACAGAACTTTATTGTAGATTCTTTAAATATACCATCTTCGCGAATGCGTTCTCTATCTAACAACATAGAAATGGATGCTATCCGTTCTACTGAGTTAGCTAAACAAGAAGCTAGGGTATGGGAAACAACAAGCTTACCTAAAGTATTGTTTGATGTGGTAGAGATAATGCTCCCTACGGGCGCAGCCTCAGAAGAGTGGGATAAGTTTGATAATGGTTTATCTGCAGCACTGGAGACAATCCGTAACGCACCACAAGATGAACAAGAAGAAGCTTTCACTCAGATAGTGGATAGTTGGTTAGAGACAGAAACATTTTTAATAGGCAATAACAACTCACTTTTAATAACAGACCAATTAGCTGGATTGCAAAGTGCTATTCGAGAAGGCGGCTTAGGCATAATTCGTGGGAATCAAGATACACATGCTGAATTTGAGGACTTAATTGAAACAGCTATTAATGCCACAATACTAGGTGTTGAGTACAAGAACGCAGGAAAGGGTATAAAGGGGTTAATGAAGTTCCTCGCTTACCGTATATTCCCTTCTAATAAGAATCCTAACCCACTTGCAGATTCCGATAAAATACCTTTTGTCCCCTTTACAGAAAGTCTCAACACACTTGTTGTGCAACAGCCTACTAGCGTTAAAATAGCTGAGAAGGTCAGAGATGTAAGAAAAGATTTGTCGGCTTCAGCTTCTAAGAAGGGGACTCGCGAGTTCCGTATGAATCTGGAAACAGAAAAGAAAGAGCTTGGTAAACTCAAAGATGAAGTATCTAATACGAATACGAATACAGAAGCAAGAGCTTTAGCTAATAAAGAAAAGATAAAGTTTAAAGATGCTCTGAAGATGGTTAATGCTAATAAACAAGCCCAGTTAGATGCGGTAGCCCGTAGACAAGGTGTTGTTCAAGGGATGGTGGATGAGTTTGATACGGCAGCTACGGCTGAGTCTAAACTCTCAAGGCTAGATACTTTTGTTAAAGACGGGAGAGCAGGAGACAAAGACTTATTTGAACCTACAGGTGAGCATAAAGTAGAGTTTGTGTACGACACGAGAGGTGCGACTACAGCTTACGACCAGATTGTAAAAGAGAAGTTATCTAGTTTCCATCAAGGGGTTAAGAGCAAGGGGTTAAAAGAACTTGCCAAGAGTGTGGGTTTATCCCCTCAAGCAATGGCTGCAAGACTCTTACCTACTCCTTCCGATACTACCGACTTAGGCTACCCTAACGTAAACAACGTTGTGAATGAGCTTATTCTGGTAGATGAAGATATACTTCTAGCTGGAGAGAAGAGAGCTAAGGCTCTAGCTCGTTCTACAGGTAGCTCTCTCAAACTACAGGATAGCTCCGTAGCAATAGGTAAATCGGTAACAATAACAGACAACGCAGATGTTGCGTCTAAGGGTGACTTCAAATACTTATTTGGGGATGGGGATGAGGGTTTTGAATCATCTTCCCTAGCTGAAGAAGCTATGAATAATGCTTTGGTTGGTGTAGATAAGAAGAGCGTTGTAGAAAGGAATGGTAAGTGGTACATAGAAGTTCAGCAGAAACACGAATTTAACCCTAGATACGATACAAAGAATCTATACGTAGACCTAAACAATACCGCTAAAGGTTCATCCTTGTTATTAGACCCTCTTAGAAGAATAGGACAGGATGTACTTAAAGGTGTCTTTGCATTAAAGGGTTATAATCGTTCTAAAGCACAAAAGATGCAGACTGAGCTAGAGTCCATATTCTCTAAAGATTCAGGTGTTCTCTCTAGAGCTGGTTTAAAACCAATGAATGCAAAGGATGTAGATAATCTTACCCAAGCCCTGAAGTATACAGATAACGAAGGTCAGGATTGGATTGAAAGTGTGGATGAATTTTCAAGAGTTATTGGCAGCTCTCCGAGTGAAGCACAAAACACATTCAAACGATACAAACGTATCCAGAAAATCATGGATGATATATACCAAATAAGAAATGAGAAATATAGAAAGTCCCTTGTTGCAAGAGATGTTAAGGATGTCACGATTAATGGTGAGGTACAGAGAGGTTCTGTTGTCAACAAACCTGAAGTCAAAGAGGTTTATGACATAGGGACTAAGAAGAATGTTCTTGTAGAAGACTTAGACTCCACTCAAGCTGTTGTCAGACTAGAAAAGGCTGTAGTAGATGAAGCTGGTGAATACCGTAGACTTGTTATCGCTAATAAAGCTGATGTAAAAGAACTCCCTGCTATTGTCTTAAATCAAAGAGCTGGTCATATTGACAGGTTCTATAGGGATGCTGGCTGGACTGTTAAAATAAAAGTAGTCCGTAGAGTAGATGGTGTGGATGAAAAGAGTTTCTCTACAACCCACATTGTTAAAACAGAGGGCGAAGCGAGAAAGGCATCTGCCAAACTCCTAGAGGAAGAGGGTGTAGAGGCTACAGTTACGAGGGCTAGAGAAAACACTGACCTAGATGGTATCTATGGGGATGAGAGTAGCGTTCAGTTTGGATATGCAGGAGCGCATACAAAACAAAGAGGCGCTATAATGAAAGGGTCAGACGGATTACAAGCTGAAACCCTTGGTGTACTAGAGTCCCTTTCAAGGTCTGTAGGCAGTATTGAGAGGCAGCTGGATGTAGATGTTATCAACAGCCTACGTGCTAGGTTTCTAAAGCAGTTTGAGAAGTACTTCAAGGAGAAAGCTGGTACACCTTATAGTGGGAAATTTGAGGATATGATTAACTCCTCTGAAATACCTACAGATGTTGCAGCTAAAGCGAGACAGTGGCACGACTACATTGAAGGCATCTCGAAGGTTAAACAAGGGGAAGCTTTTAAGGCTATAGATAACTTTGTTAAGGATACTGTGAGTATTGGAGTGGATACGCAGAGTATATCCAGTGCCTTACAGAACTTCGCTACACAGATGGTAATTGTGGGGAGACCTGTATTTCAAATTATACAGAATACTACTCAGTTATTATATGTAGCTCAGAAGTATCCAGTTGAGACTGCTCACACGATTAAGAACCTTATCCCTACTCTACTTGCTTTAAGA